ATAAAATCTTCTGCATTCGTTGAAAAGAGTGTTGAAGCTCATACCTTCTGGGGCTTCATCGATTCTGTATTTTGGCGACTTGTCGGTAAAAAACTTTAATTGCGGCATCACACCATAACGCAACACTTCTCGTAACGCTTGAGTGTTGTACTGACGCAGTATTTGTATTTTAGTTTGTTTGTCGGCTGCTTTGCTAACATCATCTAAAATCTCATGAATCATCTTTTGCATTTAAAACTCCGATGCATGTTGAATTAAATTTCTCATGCCTTTTGTCATAAAATAATTAACAATTTTATCACGTCCAGCAGTCGGCATCGTTTCGTATTTATTTAACACATCCGAACACAGTTGTTCGGGTATGTTATCAAAATCGATAAGAATGCTATTTCTATTTATATTAATTAGCATGTTATCGTCTTGAGAAATTGATTTGATGTCTCGATTTGTGGTGCCGCTGTTTTTCCAAGCATCCAACCAAGTTTGATACTTCTTTTTGCTGATTGGAGATTGGCGTCCTGTTTCTTGAATAAAAATGTCATCGGGCGAAAGAATATTAGGAACACCGTCTGAAGAATCGCCTCGTACAATATGCTCGAAAAGATATTCTGAAGGATCATCGCAACTGATCATTTTCTTTAAAATTGGACTGTATTGATCGATGTTGGGATATTTCTGAAGCTGTTGAAAGTCTCCATCGGAACTAATAATTAAGATTTTTTCTTTTTGCGAATTGCTTCTGGCCAAAACAGCAATCACATCATCGGCTTCGCAATACTCAACCTGCATTACTTTATAAGGAAAGTATTCGACGAGTTCTTGTTTGATTTCGTTGAGAAGATTAAACAACGCTGGCCAATCAAAATCGCTGTTCTTGCGCTCGCGTTTGCGTGCTTCTTTGTATTGCGGAAAAAGATTTTTTCTCCAACTTCTTGGATAATCGTAACAAATTACCATCTCTCCATATTGTTGACTGTATTTGTTGCGGATGGTTCGCAAGTTGTTGATTACCATGTGGCGAATCAAATCAGGATTCAATGACGGCTGACCTTTTGATTCAGCCATAATGTTACCGATAGTAATTTGGTTCATATCGACCAATATCATTCGTAAACTCCATATAAAATCACATCCGAGTTGATGCGACCCTTTGCAGGTTTTTCTACACATTTTACCGAGTCAAATGCTGACTTGAATGCTCGTATTCCTTTGTCTTTGACCTTTGCAAAAAAATCTTTTGGTTTTCTGAGCTTTTTGGTTTTGGATTTCTTTTGATCGTAATTAGTTATGGTGGTTCCTTTTACGCTCAATCCTTGCGACGAATCTGCTTCGTAGATGCTGATCGTGCGCAGTTTGGTGTTGTAAACCACCAACTTTTGTGCGTCAACGATCTTGGAAGCAGCAACCGAAACCAATCCAAGCGAAGGCTCGTCTTTTTTGTATTTTAATTTTTTGATCAATTCGACCGGTGGCTTTCGACGCTTTTTGCGCACCTTGTAAGATTTGGGAGTGGATTCGATTTGGCTTTGACAGTTGGAAATGATGTCTTGAATAAAGTTTTTAAGATTGTTCAAAGCAATCGGCTTGTAACACGAATATCCTTCCGATAGTTCTGCGTCTTTACCCGAAACAACTGTACAAATTTCTTGATAGAACGGAGTGTAGTGTTCGATAATTTTTTTGCAATATATCGGCTTGATTGTTTTTACATATTCTTGAATTTCGGTTGCCGATAAAGTTTGAGCTTGCAATACGCTGTCGCATTTCAATTCAAAAAATTCCACAATTCTCACAAACGCATCGTCGATGTATTTTTGAACCGATGGTTTGTTGGAATTGATTTGTTGAATCGACATACCCTTCAAATTTAAGAATTCGATCACTTTCGACAAAGTTTGAACGTCGATATCATCAAGAGGAGCACCCATATTGAGCATACGTGCGATGGTACCGGTCTTAAAACCGATGCATCCTTTGATATCACCCATTTGAATGTCCACTTGTTCGTTTGGAATTTTACCGACGTTATCGATAATTTGTTGGTCGAATTTGTTGCTCTTGAGATAGTCAATCAACCACTTTTTGTGGTCTTTTGAATCGCTCATATAGTTGTACCAATTAAATGCTTTGACTATCGCACAGCGACGATCCATATCGTTTTGGAACTGCGTCTGCCAAGTTGGTTCTTCACCATAAAGTTTGTAATCTACAATCGAGGGCATGTTTTCTCCTGCGTTTATATAGCAACTGATTGTATTCTCTATGACTTTTTTTTCAAGGCACAACTAGAAACTGGTTGAATGCGCTATATACTCTGGTGTCAATCGCACGATTGGCCCTGTCGTCTAGCGGTCCAGGACTCAGCCCTTTCAAGGCTGATACCGGGGTTCGAGTCCCCGCAGGGTCATTTTTTTATGGTGAAAATGTTTCATGAAAGAGTAAAAAAATATGGAATACACACCAAGCCAAGGATATACAGACGGTTACAATGATTGTATGCTTAACAAGCCAAACAAAATTTATAAAAATCCAACAATTTATACATCAACTGAAAATGGACCATATGGGGATGAGTACAATAGAGGATATGATGATGCTAATCAAAAACTCTCTTGTAATGAAAATACTTGTAAAATAGAAAAATAAATAACATACCCATCTAGCCTCTCCAAAATTTGTGACGCTAATCAAGGATGGGTGTTTTCAGGGTGTAGCTCAGCTTGGTAGAGCGTCTGGTTTGGGTCCAGAAGGTCGTAGGTTCAAATCCTATCACCCTGACTTTCGGTAAATAATATTTGTGCAACGGTGTGTTGCCGCCAAACAAATATTCGGAGTTTTGCAAATGGCTAATATTGTTAATGTTTCAGGTGCTCGCAATGCTACTCGTTCGGTTGTTGTTCACAGCGACCAGACCATCAAGAAGTATGGTGAAGTGGTTCGCGTCGAACACGACAAGGTGTGGGGTCCCCAGTATCTGGTTGCAGTTCCCGACCGTGATATGGGCGAAGAACTTTTCTGGATGCGCCGCAACGAAATTTCTTTCAAGTAAGATATATAGAAATATGCAGGTGTAACTCAGCGGTAGAGTGATGGATTTCCAATCCATCTGTCGAGGGTTCAAACCCCTTCACCTGCTTTTCCTTATAAGGAGATTTTTATGCAAGACGAGTATTACGATGACGACGAGCACATTGAATACGATGATGAAGAATACGAAGAAACCGAAGGTGAAGAAGAATACGAAGACGAAGAGTATGTTGATGACGAAGAAACCGAAGACTTTGAATATGAAGACGACACCGAATACTCGGAAGACGAAGGGTACGAAGACTCGGAATACTCAGAAGATGAAGAGTACGAAGACTCGGAATATCAAGACGAAGACGAATAAGTAATTTTCTAAAAAGCCGGTTTACCCGGCTTTTTTTATTTATAACCAATTTTTGCTGCATACAGTACATTATGATATCAAACATTCGATACGGATTGTGCTGTATGCATCTTGGTCTTGCCGACAAAGGCTACAAGTTTGAAACAATGACGCGCAAGCGTTATTTGGAACTTGGTGAATCGGCTCACTCGACCATTGTTGATCGCGCTCTCAACAACATCAATGTAACCGAAAAGATTGCATGCGAGTGTATGCAACGCGGCTGGGTGTATCGTGTGAGCAGCGGTTTGATTCCGCTTGTTACGCTACCAGAAGCCAAGTTCGATCTCGACACGATTATTGAAACTTCCAATCATCGTCCCATGTCGTTCGACAAAGCTTGCATGCGAGTTCAACAACTTGTCAAGTGTGGTTTGCGTATCAGCAATCATCCCGACCAATTCAATGTGTTGGCTAGCGAAAACGCTCATGCTGTAGACAAAACAATTCGAGAACTCGATATGGAAGCCCGCGTGATGACTATGTTAGGTGCACACAACAGCTACGAGTCGCCCATGAACATTCACATCAACTGTAGCAAAGGTAATATTCAGGATATTGCCGATCGATTTGCTGCAAATCTCGAACGTTTGAGTCCCGCTGCGCGCAGTCGTCTTGTTGTCGAGAACGAAGACAAAGGAGTTTGGACAGTCGAGAACTTGTATAAATACATATATCTGCGTACGGGTACGCCCATCACGTTTGACTACTTGCATCACAAATGCAATCCTGGAAAGCTTCATCTTCAGGAAGCTTTCCAGATGGCTGCTTCCACTTGGAAAGGCTATCGTCCGCTGTTTCACTACAGCGAGACGCTTCCGGGTCAACCCAATCCTCGCAAACATGCCGACTATTCCACCAACGTATTCAATGCGTACGGTGTGGATATTGATGTCGATATGGAATTCAAAATGAAAGATGTAGCCATCGATCGCCACATTAAATTAACGGAGACAATCAATGCCCTTGTATGATTATCATTGCACTTCGTGCAAACACAAATTCGAGCAATTTGAAAAAGTAAAAGATCGCAACAAGCCAACAAAAAAAGCTTGCCCCAGTTGCAATAAAAAAAATATTGAATTAAGCATCTGCATGCCTGCTGTTTGCGATCCTGTTAATGTTGGAGTAAAAAAGCACGACAAGGGATGGACCGAAGTACTTTCAAAGTTTAATCGTGCCAATCGCACCAACATACAAAGCAAGTATTCATGAAGTTCAATCATCTTGATGTTTCATCTCGAATGCCAACTGGTTCCGAATCTATAAAATCAAAAGAAACATCTTTTGGAAGATTTTATAGATCGCCAGTTGCTCCTTATTATTGGTATCCGTCAGTCACCACTGTGACTGGTTTTTCAAAAAGTCAATTTTTTGCCGAGTGGAGAAAAAATCCCGAAAACGAAAAGTTGAGCAAGCATGCATCCAATCGCGGAAATGAATTGCATGAAATTATTGAAAATTATTTGAAAAACAAAACCGATTACAAAAAAAATAAAAATTTGTTGTCTGTATATTTGTTTCAGCAGATGCAGGAGGAATTAAACAAGATAAACAACATACATTTACAAGAAACTTCGATGTGGTCTGATACTTTAAGAATGGCTGGTAGAGTTGACTGTATTGCTGAATATAATGATCAACTATCAATCATAGACTTCAAAGGATCCACTAAAGAAAAACGAGAAGAATGGATTACAAATTATTTTGAACAAGCCAGTTGTTACTCGTTGATGTATCAAGAAATGACTGGTACTCCCGTCAATCAAATAATCATATTGATAGCCAGCGAAGATGGTACGGTTCAAACATTCAAAAAGAGTCCAAAAGATTATTTTAAAAGTTTGAACAAAACCATCAAAGATTATTGGAAAGCAAATAATTTTGACGAAATACAAAACAAAATCAAGGAGTAATCATGGGCGCAGCATTTAAATTAGACAAGAAAAATTTCAACAAACAAATAGAAGAATATCGCCAAAAAAATAATTGCAAGTATATTGAAGCCATACTGTGCTTGTGCGAGCTGAATCAAATCGAGCCGGAATCGATTGGAAAGTTGATCAGCAAATCTATAAAAGAAAAAGTAGATTTTGAGGGACAGCAATTAAATTTAAGACCAAAGAAAAACTCTTTGCCACTGTGAGGTGACAATGGACGCTTTCACTGTATACAAAACTTATCTGGGTATAAAATCACACTTTACCAGTGCTTCATACGACTATACAAAATATGGAAATGTTAAAGCCAAACATTCAACATTTTTAAACCGAAAAGACAAATATTTCTTTGAAAGAATCAGCAAAAAATACCGAGATGACCAGATAGTAAATTTGTTTATTTCAAATTTTTTGATAGATGAAAATGTTTGGATTGGAGATTTTTTGACGACGCGTTTGGAAGAAGTGTACAAAGAATGGTGCAAACGAAACGAAAGTATTGAATATAATTTTCAACAAGATGTAGAAACCATATGTAATCATTTAGAAAACAACAATCAAAAATTTGACGACTTATTTTCCTGCGAAGGAACACATCCAGAAATATTTAAACTTTTGATGCGCAAACAAATCAATCCCGA